ATTAGATTGCTACCCCCTATTGAATTGTTTACTACCTATTGAATTGTCAAAACTTTGCCAACAAAAAAAGGAGCAACAAATTAATGTTACCCCCTATTGAATTGCTTACTCCCTATTAGATTGCTACCCATTATAAATTCTTTGCAAAGAACCATTCACACGTGTACTGGTGTAGTTGTTAGATGCCCCATATTTGTTTAGGTCTCTTTTGTTCTTGCTAATTACCTCGTGCCTCTTTAAGTGGGTAGAAAAGCCTGTAATTGGGTGGACAGTGTAGTTCCAGAAATCTTTGGGCATTGGTTCTTTTTGTAGTTGTTCTTCTGTTATGATTTTTAAGTCTGCGTATTTTCTTTTGTTTGCCATCTTATTTGTATTTTCTTACGTATGTTAGTCTTCCTTCCGATAGTAGTTGCCTTGCCTCTTGTGGGTCTATTTGATGATGTTCAGCGAATAAATCAACAGTTAAGTAATTGTTGAAATAATCAAGGTACATTTCTTCTTTTTGTTTTTCTGTAAATTCCATTATCTTATGTTTTTTATATCAGCATTAATAGTCTCTGCAATTTCTTCAAAATCCACCAAGTTCATTATTGTCCTTGCGTACTCTTCAACTAAGTGGCTACCGGTGTGTATTTGGTAACCCTCAAATATTGATTCTAAGGCAATTTCTTTCACTTCTTCAGCACTTACCTTGTCATCGAAATCAAAGCCCCTTAAAACATCGTCAAATACCCTGAAAGTAGCATAGTTTGACCAACCTCTAAATCTATTTTTAATATTATTCTCCATTGTGTTAATTTTTTAAAGTTATTTTAATTTTTCTAATTTGGTTTGAAGCTCGTCTATCAACTCCAATACTTCTAAAGTCTCTGACGATTCGTTGTAGTCCGTTATCACGTCTCTATAAACTTGGTCTAAAATCTCTATTGTTGTTCTCATTATATTGATTGTTTAAATTGTTTAACTGCTTGTTCTAATCCGTATCTCTTGGATTCTAAGTGCCATTCGTTCAATTCTTCTGAATCAAATTCGTTTGTGTGTTCTACTAAATTAGTAGCACATACGTAAACCGTGTATAGTTGTGCGTACTCTTCTGATGTTAATTTTACTTGTGTCATAATTATTGTTTGTTATAGTTCATAAGTTCAACTTCTTCTATGATTAATAAAGCAATATCATCTAAAACAGGTTCGTTTGAAAGAGCATTTTTTAATATCGTTTTGGCATCTTCTGTCGTTACACTGTTATCGAATGACCTTACATCATCAACGTGCCATAAATTACTAACTCCATATCCTCTACTTTCCAAGTAGTTAATTGCTTCTTTTTCTTTTTTAATTGCTTCTGATTCTGTCATAATACTTGTTTTTAGTTGTTTTTTTGTATTTATGTTTTTTTATAGTTCTAAGAAATTGATTTCACCCGATACTTTTTTACCCATAACAAAGTTGAAATATGTGAAATATTTGTTGCCGATATTGTCCACGCAACAATGATAATTATTAATTATCAACGTACCTTCGCAATATGCTCTTTCAATAATATACCCATCTTTGTGGTATGCATAAATACTTGTAAGAACTGTAAACTCTTTCCCGTTTAAAAATTCCTGTTTTGTCATAATATTAGTGTTTAGTTGTTATCTAAAATCTGCATTCCAACAACTGCGTGAACAATATTCCCCTTCTTCTTCAACAGGTTTCCCACACATTGGACATTCGTGTTCGTAATTGTCATCGTATGCAGGGTTGCCATAATCTACCGATTCTCTCATAATAGTTGTTTTTTAGTTGATTACCTGTCCTTTGTTGGAGAGACGACTTTGATAGATATCTCCTTCGTTGGAGTGGCTGTCTTGATGCACATCTCCTTTATTGCGGTGGGCGTATTGATAAACTTCTCCTTTGTTGGAGTGGAAGCCTTGATAAATGTCTCCTTTTGATTTGATTCCGTTTAGAAAAATCTTTCCATAAAAATCCCCAAAATCCAGCCCGGAGATGTTAATGTTTCCAAGTTCAGTTGTGAATTCTTTTTTTAATAATTCTACTAATTCTTTTTTGCTCATAATTTTTGTTTTTATTTGTTAAACTTGGTGCAATATACACCTTTATTTTTAATTGGCAAAATTTATTTCTTTTTTATTGCAAATTAGTTCTGTAACCGTATCAACATTGATGGTTCTGTAACCTTTAGCCACAACATCAAATACAATAATATAGTTAAATGTAGCAGGGTCATAACCCAATTCCCCACCTTTAAGATGCTTTTTTACTCCAAGCCTTCCATTTAGTTCTCTTAATTCTCCATTCTTCTTGATAAACTTAATTGTGAAAAATTTACCTGTCTTGATTGCTTTTAAAATTGTTTGTCTCTTGTTTGTCATAATGTTAGTTTTTTAAAAGTGAATAAATTATCTCATCAATTCTACCATCTTCATTCAACCCATCAATTTCATCAATTAAATGAGTATCGTTTGTGTAAAAGTTTTTTGTTTCTTCCCATAAATTTGTATCAAAAACAGAAACTTTGTACATTCCTTTAATGTCGTTGGTCTTTTGTGTTGTTACTTTGTAATCCATAATAGTTGTTTTTAATTTAATACTAATTATTATAAAATTAGTAGTTTTTTTAATTGTTTAACTTGAAGCAAATCTACAACTTATTTTTAAACTACCAAAACTTTTTGTCATCTATAAACAAATGTTAATTGACCTGCATAAACAATATTGAAACCTTTGTACAAAACCAATTTTACGGGTTTTTAATTGCCTCAAAAAAATACCCCAACGAGAAATCGAAGGGGTATTTGCCTTTTAAGTAGGGTATTGAATTGTTAAACCACCCTATTGAATTGTCGCTCTACTTTACGATGTACATTCCTTTTGGAACTGACCTCATCAGCAAGTACTCACAAGCATAACGCAGGGCATCTATTCCATGATTCCATTTATCAGCAGGTACAGAGCCTTTCATCTTCCAAGAGTAGTTGTTAAACTCTTTTATAAGGTCTATTGAGTTTCTGTCTATAATTATGTGGTAATCCTGCATCATAGCAATTCCTGTTAAGATACTACCCTTCTTCTTGATTGTAGGGGTAACGTTAAGTCCCTTCATCTTAAACTCTGACAATAGTCTTGGTTCGGAGTTATCACATACAATAAGATTCTTACCAGCATACCTCCTGTTCATCTCGTATAGTTGCGAAGTAGCCATACCTGCCTTGTAGAAGTGGAGCTTAACCCATAGCTTCTTCATCTTTTTATCTATGGCAACCTCTACCAATGCCGAAGGGTCTACACTAAATCCAAAGTCTTGACCAAAGATACTATCTACATCTTTAGGGAAGTCTCCTAATGACCAATCAGTAAACACAACGCCTTCTGCTCTGTCTAACCAACCTCCCATTATCTGGTGACGAAATTTCTCAGGTCTATTCTTCTTCATATCTTCCAATCCCAATACGAATGATTCTGACAAGTTATCTATGTTGTCAAGGTATGTTGTGTGGATATAGTTTATAGACTCCATATCTCCATTATGTCCATCAGGCACTCCTCTATTCTGAAAGAACCTTTGGTATATCCAATGCTCTTTTGTTGTAGGGTTCAATATTACGATACATCTATTCTTAACGCCTTTTGCTCTAACAGAGAAATCAATCTTATCAAAGACCTCTTCATCTGTAAGTTCTTCTGCCTCATCCAAAACAAACGTTGTAACGGCATTTATAGACTTCAGTTTCGCAGTTTGGTCTCCACTTGATGTCTTTACCCCACTAAAGATAATAGAGCTTCCTGTGAGCTTATTTGTGATTTCTGCTTTAGTAACCTCAAAGTGTTCTGCAACACCCATAAGGTCTATCTTCTCCAAGAACTCAGGAATAATCGACATAGACGCTGATGTCATAGTATAACGAGTAAAGAGTATCTTATGCCCTTTCTCATAGGTTAGGTGGAGTAGGAATACGTTTACTCCAAAAGACTTACCTGACCCACGCCCTCCTGTTACAACGTGGTATCTTGCTTCGCTATTGTATAGTGATTTATACTTCGGGTTCAGTACTACTTGACTCATCTTTATCTTCTTCTTCAGGGGTTATATCTATTGTGCGTTCTT